AGTGATTAGCCCGCAAGAAGTGCGGCTTTGTTCTCCTGCCAGAAAGCGGAAGCCTTCGACGGGTTAGATTGTTGTAGTTCGCGGTATTCGGCAAGCAGTTGTCCTGCGTCCATTGTTGCCTCCTCCTCGACAGCCTCGACTGGCTCAGATACTCCGAGTTCTGCCATTTTAGCTGATGCTGCGGCGGCTACCTTGGCGTCAAATTCGCTCTGGTTTTCCTCGGTCTCTTTAAGGTGGTTTGAAATTTCCTCGTTCTGCTCGCCCGCTACCTTGAGTTGTGTTTCAAGCTCGTCTAGCTTCGCAGTGATTTCTTCAATCTTAAGGCTGGCTTCTGAAAGGTCTTGAGCTAATCCCTTAGCTTCTGCTTCGCGTGAATTAGCCAACCCTACCAGCTCCACATTTTCAGCTTCTGCTGATGCGAGTCTATCCTTAATGTCGTTATCTTTTGAGAAAATAGCCATGTCTGTATTGTTTGTAATTATAGATTGTTTTGAATTCAACTGGTTCTGTGATTCGTCGTCTTGTTGATCGACTCCATCCTTGATGATTGTATCAATGAACCCGTTCTCTTTAGCCTGCTCTGCGTCCATCCATGTCTCTCTCTTCATCATGGTCCGCATGTCTTCTGCGTCCTTGCCGGACCTGTCTGCGTAGAGTGTTGCAATCTCTGCGCTGATGCTTTCAAGTAAATCTGACTGCATCCGTAACTGCGCCGCGTCCCCGTGTGCAAGTGTGCTTGCTTCATGGATCATTACCCTGCTACCTTGTGTCATTTTGCGGTTGTCTCCAGCCATCAAGATAACACTTCCCATAGATGCCGCTAGTCCCGATACGGTTGTCGTAACCTCTACACCACGAGACGAGATGCCTCTGAGTGCGTTGTATATGCGCTGACCCTCCATGACTGATCCGCCAGGCGAGTTGATCTCGACATTGACGGATTCCAGAGCATTGTCTGCACTGCAAACAACGTCTCCAATCTTCATGTTCTCAACGACTGCCGCGCTGCCATACAAGCGCTCTAGCTCGTCGATTAAATCGTCCGCTGAGTCCTTGTGGACAACCTCATTTAGTTTGACGGTTGCCGCCCTGTTTTCTATGTTTAGATATTTATTCATCTGCTGTTTGTTCTTGTTCGTTTGATTGCTCGCCCATCTCATTAGGTGTGAGCATTTGCAATTCTCTATCGTCGATCTTTGTATTTGTTCTGGCTTCGACTTCTGCCTTTATTGCCTTGCGCTCTGCGATCTCCTCGCACCGCTCGCGGATGTGTTCAGCATGTGTCTTGCCTTTCTCCTGCAACAAGCCTGTCATGTTCAATGCTCCTATCTTGTATTCGTCGATTTGTGTCTTAGAGTCGTTCCGTGGGTCGATTGACACCTTAGGCGGCATTGTGAAGTCCCACTTATACCAATCGTCGGAAGCTGGAAGGATTCCCATCTTAACAGCTTTAGCGATAGCCCAACTAATGATTCTCTTTGCGGGCTTCCTTAATACGTCCTGTCTTGCCTCTACGCTGGCTCTAGCTCTGGCTTGTATGTTTCTGATGGTCGTGCCGTTTGCTCCGTCTGACTTCCAGACAAGCTCTGATGGCCACGGTATTCCCGCGAGCGCCTGCCTGATGATGCGGTCTTGAAATGAATCCCACATGTCTCCAGGTCTATTGTGCGATATGCTCTCAATCTTGCTTCCGCTGTTGCTCTTGAAGTGTCTGACCATGCCGCCAGAGTAGGTGTTGACGGCGAGCCTGTCATCATCTCCAGCCCGTCCTGTAAGTAGTGTTGTCGGATCGTCTAGGTCTACGCCTCCTGTCTCGTTGTATTCAACAAGCGCGTGCGCTGACAGCATCATCTGTGCCATCAACTCAAACTCCTCTGATGTTTTAGATTTGCGTAGCTCGGTTATTGCGTGGGTTAGGCTGGGTATGCCCCTAGATTGACCATGCCACGAAGGATCGGCGATATGCACGATATCACGCGCATCAATGTATTGATCTTCTGATTCGTCCGCGCCTAGCAAGCAGTAAGCGGCGGGCGCTCCAGCTTTGTTTTCAACCACGCCATTTCTGATTTTTAGACCTCGATATGTCCCGCTTTCTACCCTGTCGACTCCGTTCCGAGTTCCGACCCTGTGAGCTGGGATGTGTTGAATCTGTGGGTATCCTGTCTTGGTTTGTGTCAGCAATACAAACACGTCCCCGTCTCTATCCACTGCCGCTGAGTCCAGCCATAGGTTTGTTTTGAAGTCGTAAAGGTTGCCTTTAACATCGCAAACGCTAAACCATGATTTTAGAAACTCTTTCGCTTGGTTTCCAAAGTCTGCATCCTTACCTTTAAATTCTGGTTCCCAAGCCCTGCCAACTACGCCGTCCGCTTTCTGAAATATTGCGCCACGTGGCACGCCGAAATTTGAGAATATTAGACGAGACTGCGAGACTGTAGAGCGCCAATCGTTCTGGGAAAACAGGTCGTCAAGATCACGTGAAAAGTCTGGGATCCAAGGGTTTCCCCTGTCGCTACGGTCAGTGGCTGCGACAAGTTTCCTCGGTCCAGTCGTGGTCGGGTTTCCGTTTGAGTCTAGTATCATAAGATTTGCCCCCAGCTTTTAGATGTGGTTTTTACTCCGCATTCGATCATATGCAATGCCTTGTCTAGTGCTGATGCCCATTCCGCATTCGTCATCGTGGCTATCTGTGAGAACGACGCACCGTTAGCAGACGCGCCCACAAGATGACCGCCGTTATTATCTGCGATCTCCTCGATGGCTGCGTCGAGCCACTTCTCTAGCTTCTTTTTATTTGCACTGCTCCTAGCTCCGTAGCGTCTAAGCGTGCCTATGAATCCCGATGCGATAGCCATTACTAATCTGTTTTGAATTCAACCAACATCATTAAACCTCCTCATCTGTATTGAATACGCCGTAAATTGAAGCGGCAACTATCTGCATTGTCTCACAGTCCCACAGGTGATTTCCTACCCATTTCTTTTTCTTAACGTAGCGCCACCTGCCCGGTGATATCTCTACCTTTTTCTCGTTCTGAATTTGCTTTTTATACTCCGCTGAATAGTCGCTCCCTATGTGCCATCCCGCACCTTCTCCGCGCATCAGTGCCGCCAGCGTGTCTTTAGCGAGCAAGTTTGAAAACTTCACATACCGCCAGCGAAGCCCTTTAGTCGTTCGCGCTCTTTTGATTGTCGAGAACGGTCTCGTTACTTGCTTATTATTAACCTTGATTGCATAGCCGTTTGACTCCTCGCCGAGCAAACAGTTCCATGTCGCTGGGTCGTCTTTTTTTGCCGCTCTGCTACACTCTAGCGCGACGGTCTCCGGTCTGTATCCACGGTCCACAAATACGAACCTGTTTTCTACTTTCATTTTTTCTTGAAGTATTCTTAGCCCCTCCCACTCGTTCGTCCTGCCTTCATACATCAGACAGCTCTCACCCTCTCCGCTCCAAGCCCGAATCACAACAAAGAAGCAATCTTGCTGCACGTCAACAGTCATGAATCTGACTATCTCCTTTTCCCATTTTGCGCCGTCGTGATACTTGTTTAGTCTGTATATTTCGGTTGACCCTTTCAACGTGATAACCTCTTGTGGTTCTTCCCAGCTCTGTGCAAGTCGCTTCTGGATGAACTGTCTAAACGGCGCCATGTTTAGCTTCTTGCGCGCGTCTTGTGCTGATATCCACTCACCTACAAGTTTCTTCCACTCGATCCACCAGACAGCCATTGCTGGGTAGGTCATGGATACTCTGCCGGGTTTGTGGTTGTTGTTTCTGCTCACGTATCGCCCAGATTTAGATAGACCCCTGCGGACGTCTGGCTTGTCTTTAAATTTCTTTTTGCACTCCTTATTTAAACATTCGTAATGGACAGACTTCCCAATCTTGTTCCAGTCCCAGTCTCCAGCCTTCGTTTTGTGGTGTTTGTATTTCACTTGCTTCCACTCCCACGGCTGGACGGTCTTGCACTTAGGGCACTCAAAACAGAAGTCGTGAATGTCACCGTCCTTGAATGCTACGTCCAGCTGGTCTCCTTCGCTTCCGCCTTGAGAGACTAAGACTACTCTGCTGTTCCATCGGTCGTGTGTTCTGCGTCTTGCCTCCTCCAACATGCCATCCTTCCAGATCCAGACCTCGTCCCCATATACCCACCGAATTGACTTGGATTGCAGGTTACTAATATTAGCGCCACCCATAAACAGAGGCATATGTGGAAATAGGATTTCATTCTTTCTAAAATTGCCTCGGTGTTTTCCTGTCGGTATGAGTGGCTTTACTTTTTCGTTCAGCTTTAGCGATGGATGGAATCTTGTGTCTACCCAATCTCTCGCGTCGTTGTCTGTTTGGAATGTTACCAGCGTCGGTCCTGGTTCCTCTGATATAATCCAAGGAAGCAAGCCCTCAAGCATTGTTGTTTTGCCAGATCCAACCGGAGCAATAACGACAACCTCTCTGTTCTCGTCGTCCGCTATCTGCATCATTGGAAACCTTAGCCACGGTGTCGAGTCAATGTCGAATTGTGGAGACCTCGCGGACTGCGGTAGCTTGACGTATTTACAAGCCCAGTCGACCGCTGAAAGGTCGCTCGGTGGTTTCATCGCTTTGGCGAATTGTGTAAGCGCTAGTCCCATTCTTGTGTATTGTATAGTTTGTCCATCTCGTCGCTGAGTTGGGTATCGATCTTGATCATGTATTCTTTAATCTTTGCCTTCATCTCTGGCGCTGATAGCCCCTC